AGCTTTAACCGTTGGGCTGAGTTGCATACCTTGGTTGTACTGGTACATCTGCATATCGAAGTCCAGTAGGTTCTGCTTACCGATGCTGATAGCCGCTAACGGTTCGCCTAACGGGTTCTCATCGTCATCTTCCGGTACGAGGCCGTGAACCGGTATGATACCGCGCTTGTCCTTGGTGTAGCAGGTCTTTAGCTTCTTAGAGATAGCTGGAGCGTAGACGAACTGTGGAGCATTGACACCGATTTGGTAGAACTTGGCAATCTTGAAGTAACCAGTACTTGATTGGGCTTTCTTTTCAGCTTCCGTCTTAGCTTCGTCATCCTTGTCACCGGCACCCTCATCAAGTAATAGTTGTAAGTTCTTTAAGTCCCACTCACTCTTAGTCAGCTTGCGTTGCTTCTCCATCCAGATTAGGGCTTTGACGTCACTCTCCGTCATCCAGTCAATGATAATCATGTAGTTAGTGTCGAACTCGGACACTTTGCCCTTCTCGAACAGGACGTCACGGAAGTGCTTAAGACGGTAGTCAGCGTGTAAGACCGTGCCACGACGGTTAAAGAAGCACTCCGCCCAAGAGCTACCGATGTCAATGGTACTCTTGACACCTTTCTTAGCTTTGGAGTAAGGCGTACCGCCACTGTTGGCGTTCGGTAGTATCAGGTCAGTCAGGATACCTTGGGCGATGTCCTGTATGTCAGGGAAGTCTTTGATGAATACCTTGCCGCTAGGTAGTTGCTGGATAATCTGCTTAGGTGTTTCTCGGCGCCAGCCAGCTAGTGTGCCGTCAGTGACTCTTGGCTTGCCCTTGGGTACCTTGCCCGGCTTACCACGGGTGACGCGGCGTATCTCATCAAGTGGTTGGTAAAACGGCTTCATGTACTCCTCGGAGTCATTCAGCGCATCGGATAGGTTGTCTGCTTCTAGGTAGGAGTAAGCCATTTAGTTAGTTGGTTCTCTCATATAATTATTATTTGCATTGTATATACACAAGCGGTATAAGTCCATAGCGATGTTTAGCCCCAGTAGTCCGATATGTTATTACTTGATACGTTTGCGCTGTCATCGTTCGGCTTCTGAGCTAGTTGGTCTTGGTAGGCAAGGCTGTCACTGGCATCATCGTTAGTCGCTTTCGGGAACAGCTTAAGTTCTTCTTCTAAGTCTTGGCATTGGTTGTCACCGCCTATGGTTATGTGATTGATATTGCCGTGTTCATAGCGTGGTACCAGTGCTTCAATGCGTAGTTCTTTCTGAGTACCGCCAGTCTTAAGCGGTTCGATGTACAGATAGACGCCCCGCAGTCGCATCTCATCATCAATCGACTTCTTTAGCCCTTGGTAGAACTGACCATCTTCTATACCTATCCTATGCAGGTTATAGCGTTGCCAGTTAGTGAACAGCAAATCAACTAAGCCGGTGGCTGATAGCTTTAGGCGGTAGCTGAGGATGTTCCAGTTGTTATTCGGGTCGATGAAGTTGACCGTACAACCGATGAAGTCCTTACCCTGCTTGATGTCATCCTTACCCCGTGGGTCGATAGTCATTACGTTATAAGTCTGTTGCTGCCTGACCGCTTCATAGTCCTTGTACTTGAACCAGTCCTGTTTAAACTTACGGTTCTCCTCGTCAATCGGTGTCTGCTGGTATAGGGCGCTGAACTCGTAGGTACCCATCTCAGTCTTTTTCTTCATCAGCTTGTTTAAGTCGAACTTAGCTGGCCATAAGGCTTGACCCTCTAGACGGTGGGTTTCGTCCTGGGTAGCGATAGCCTTGTATTCGATAACATCCCACTCGTCATAAGCATCACCGTCTTTCTTAGCTTGGGCGCTGTCTTTCAGGACCCGGCCAGCTAAGTCGTCGTCATGCCAACGAGTCAGGATAAAGACTATCATCGAGTTACCTTCTTCACGGGTTGAGAAAGTTGACTGATACCATTTGTGCCTAGACTCGCGGACAACCGGACTGTCGGCTTCTTCACGGTTCTTAAATGGGTCGTCAATGATACCAATCTTAAAGCCACGGCCAGTCAGCGCGCCACCGACACCAACGGCTGTATAACCGCCTTTGTCCTGTGTCAGCCACTTACCTTTAGCTTTAGCGTCACTGCGGAGTTTAGTGTCAAACATAGCCCCATACTCATCAGACTGCATGATGTCCCTAGTTCGTTGGCCGAAGTCAGTCGCTAGTTCATCAGAATAACTGGCCACCATGATAGGTATGTCAGGACTCTTGCCTAGTACATAGCTGGGGAACTTCTGCGTAGCCGTATCACTTTTACCATGACGAGGTGGCATGAATATCATCATACGGACATCTTCACCGGCCATCAGACGCTTATAGCCAGCCTCTAGCTTACGGGCTATCTCAGCGTGGAACCACTCAAGCTGATAGTTACGGTCGATAGCGATACAGTATTCGGCAAACGTGCCGTTAGTGGCTATCTCCCGATACAGTGAGTTATCGCTGGTTTCGAGCTTTGAGTAATTGAGCGGCTTGTTCAGGACTGAGTTGGACACCAAGTTTCTCTCCCCCACTGGTTATGTCATCTTCTCGTTTCTCAATGTAACCATGCTTGCTTAACAGTAGTTTAGAGATGGTCGGATTGTACCTATTCTGTAAGCTATTCTGCATGAGTTTATTGGCTTGGGCTTGCCTTAACTCCTCTAAGATGTCGGAAAAGTCTTGGCTTTCCTTCTCCCAGGCGTACAAAGTATCCCGGTTTATGTGAAGATGTAATGCTAATCCTTCAATGGTCGGCAAGAGATACTGAATGCCAACATTACAGGTTTCATCAAGATATGATAATGCTGATTCAATCAACTCATCTGTTAATACTGTCGGTCTGCCCGTTCGTGCCATATGACGGTAACATAGCACTTATGCTAAGGCTTGTCTACTGTCTGCGTGTAACCACACTGTTCAAAGGCTTGCTTGATTTCCTCGATTGGCATGTCTTGTAAGTCACCAGTTACGAAGTTAGCTAGTATCTTATTAAGTTCGACGTCTATGTTCATAATGCTAGTTTATCACTTCCGTAACTCTCTAACAGCCTTGGCTAGTAGGGCGGTGGTGTCGGTTAGGGCTTGGTTGTAGCCAACAATTTTACTGTTGGTAATATCAGCGTAGTGATTTCCCCACATATCTTTACCGTTGGCGTGATACCTTGATACGCCTTGTTCAATATCAGTTGCTCGCTTCTCCGGCAGTTCTAGCTGGCTGATGTAGTCGGCTACTGATTGCACGATTTGGTCGACGTAAAAAGGGTCAGTGTAACCGGTTCTGGCTATATACTGGCATTGAGTTATTATGTTCTCTCGTAGCTGGGCTGTGTTATCGGGGTTCATAGTCTTGAAGCTCTCCTTGCAACGTCTGTGCATATCTCTACTATATTTCTAACCTCAACGTCTGATAGTTTGGCGAAAGGAAATACCTCGCCTTGTAGTTCAGCCTTGTACCTCTTAAACCATTCTTCACCAGACATATTTAAGACTTTACCGCACCTGATACACAGGTTCTCTCCTACATGGTCACCGTATTGACACGCTGGATTACTCATCACTTACTCCTTGGCTGGTTTGTTGGGTTAGGGTGGCTATGCGGTTATTAAACAAATCGTTATGTCCGTCGTAACAGTCACCCATTCGTCGCTGCATACGTTCCAGCTCATATATTACCGCTTGCTGTTCGTGCTGTAAGATGGCTTGCTTGAGTTGGTCTAAATGCTGTTGCTCTACAGCGTATGTAGGCAAGCAGTTATAAAAAGCTTCAACCAGCCAGTCGGTGTTAGGTGTGGTCATGCTACAAGCCTCTGCTTCTTGCTTGGAAAGTACTTGGTAAACGGTTCATAGTTGATAACTGCTACCTGTGGTTTTGGGTAGTGGATAACTTTGACGTAGTTCATTTAGCTCTCCTTGGCTTAGGCTGTTCCATCGTGCTGATTACTTCTAATGTCTTTAACATCACTTCGAGAACCGTGTTGTATTGTTTCCATTCCTGTTCGTAGTGATCACGGCTTTTGCCATTAGCGTCAGTTGTCCACATCTTAAAGCATTTATCCCTTAGCATTGAGATACGTTCTAGGTCTTTCGTGTAGTACGATACTTCTTCTATGTGTTTACTTAGCTTAGATCGTTTAAAGGTGTTCACTTCTGCTCCAGTCTGATATTACTCATGCTTGTGCCCTTCAGCTTATAGTCCCGGCGCGCTCTCCGCTTATAACCGCTGACACTGCCGCCGACTGTTCCGGCTTTGCTGGCTAGTTCCGGGTTGCTGGCGAAGCCCTTGCCTGGGTGCATGACAGAACCACCGTTGCTGGCTCTCCGGCGCATTTCCGCTTTATACCCGGCTTCACCGCCGTACTTCTCGACTTGGGTGGCTCTTAGCTTTCGGCCGCCTTCTGCATTTCCTGCCATGTTAGTTGTATCCTTGTTTGGTTAGTTTAATTTTGTCGATGTGAAACAGTGCCATGCTAGCCGGTCGCTTGTTGGCGTAGAGTTGATACCGCTTGGCGAACTGCCAGCTGTGGCCGTTGTCTGGTCTGGTCGGTATGCCTCTGCTATCGACTGCCCACTCGGCTAGTACCTGGGGCATGATTTCATTCAGGTTATCAGCTATCCACAACGGGTCGGCTGTCCGCCAGCTGAAGTAGACCTTGTTGACCTTTTCAGCGAACCTAGCTTGCTTGTCGTCAGCTGGCTCTTTCCTGCCCTCGAGTACGTCAAGTATGTCGATGGCTTGGGCGTGTGTTATTTTCACCCCAGTATTATTACTAAGTCTTATCCACGCAATGATGACACCTCTTTTTTCCTTTGGAAGTACTTTACGTTAGCCTCTCGGCGGCAAGTTCTACACTCTTTCGCTACTTTCTTCTGACTAATGTAGACGTTCTCTGGCGTTAGCTCATGATCACGCTTACAGTGAGTTCTAAACCGCAAGTCATATATCTTGTGGCACTTAACGCATAACATCTGGTAGTCATCTAGGTCTTGCTTATACAGACCGCTGATATTAGACCAGTGATACTTAGTAGAAGTCTTGTCGCAGTCTATGTTGCTACACATATTGGCCTTACCTAAAGTATCTCTAACTCGACAATGTAACGCGAAGTAACTTGGCTCATCTTGCCAGCCGGGGTTATTCTCGCCTACATGGTCTTTGCCGAAACAATCAGAACTACAATACTTCCTCTTGTTCCAGGTAGCGACAGATATACGCTTATCTTTCTGAAACGTAAGTCCACATTGTTGGCAAGGTTTCTCCATAGTTTCTCCCTCATTAAGTCTTAAGCAGACTAGCCAGGCACTAGAGTTGGGGCCGTAGTGCCTGATTGGTTCGTTCAAGTTCGTAGTAGCTGGCTGTTGTTTGGCGGGTGGGGTGCCAAGTCATTTAACAGTTTAAGGAATTACCCCGCACCAGCATAAGCGTGATTATAGCACTTATGTTTTTCCTAGCAACTCCGGTGATTCGTAGATGTTACCGATTACTTTTATGCTAATAAGACTGATTTGACCTAAAGTTTCGTCCATGTGCGAATAATCTATGCTCATGTCAGACAAGCCAAAACAACTTGAGTCATTATTCCAAACGATATGTTGGATACCGCCGACGTTGTGTCTAACTATGTCCCCCTCATAAATATTGACACCGTTCTTATCTGTCAGGCCGGTGTACTGCATAGGCTTCCAGTCATCTGTTTCTTCAAATACATTTTCGTAGTGACCTATTTCTGTTAGTAAGAACTCCCAGCTACACATTGTTTTCTCACTAGGCATATAAGCCCTGAACTTTATATCCCTACTCATCTCCGCTCACAATACTGCACATCTCGCCACAGTCCATGCACCGGCCCTCTATGCCCTCGGCACTTGGATCGTAGACTGCACCGCTGCAACAGTCACTCATGCCACTGCTGTCGATGAAGTCATGTAGTTCGACACTCATTTGTCGCACCATGCACATTCACTGTCATAGGTTGGGAACTGACAATCCTTACAGACGGCTATGGTCATCTTGCATTTCAGACAAGCCTTGTAATCCACGCCATCAACGAATAAGTGCGTACAGTCGAGTTGTATGCTTAAACGGCTTAAATCGGCTAGTACGTTGTCGAAGATAGCCATTACTCGTTCCCCTCGAACAGAAAAGCGAAGTCGGCTGTGTAATCGCTCTTAGCGTCCTCGATTTCGTCCATCTGTATGTCTTGTTCTAAGTCTGTCATTTCGTTAGCCCCTTTAACTTATGTTTGTACGGTTAAGTATAGGTTATGCTACGGTATTAGTCAATAGACATTATTACTCAACTTATGCACAGGCACTTAAAAAGCCACTCCAAGCTGTCTAGTGCAAGGAGTGGCTGAAAGTTTTGAGAATGAGCGGAAAGGAAAGTAACGCTCATGTTTAGTCTACATTAAAAAGCGCCACCCTGCCCGTTGAGGTGCATTATCAGGTGGCGACTTGGTGGAGTTCCAACTGTTAGATGGGCTAACAGCCAAAACAAGAATATGAAAAAAACAGGTGCTTTAGTAGATCGAACGCCGCTGACATTTACCTAGTCGGGTCACGATAGGCTGGTGGATAGGTTACTAATAGTCAACTCACCACTCCGGCGCACCTACTAACAAGTGTATTTAAGCATGAGTGTTATAGAAGTACAATTGTGATTTATTTGACATGTACTGGTTAAGGCTAGTAGGATACAACTAAGTTAATGTTTGTGATTATTCATTAGCCCAGACAAATAGAAAAGCCCCGTTCGTGGGGCTAGGCGTGTCTGTGATTATATCTATATATTATCACTCGCAACCACTTTGTCAACAAGGTATTGATGACCAGGTAAGCTCTACAAGCTTCGGACGGGCATATCAGAGGGGGAGTTCCTCAATCAGCCGTCAACTGCCCTAGCCTTAAGGGAATTGTAGTATCAGCCTAGGGTGTGGCTGTGGTAACACCCTCTTACGTCAGTAAAGCTCTTTAACATCATAAGTCGGTATAGACTTGTTACCCCGTTAGCTCGAGACTTAGAGTCTGACTATCGTGTTTAACTAAAGTTCTATAGCGCATTTAGCTCCAGCCTATAAGTAAAGCGTATTAGAACATAACAAACTAAATACTCTACTGAATAAGATATACATAGAATCCGTGGGGAGAATAGCAAACACACTGCGCCTAGTCTCTTATATACCACACTCGTCAACCATTTATCCACAAGCAGTCTAGCCCTTGATAGCTCTAAGACCAATGCTAGCAATAAACCGTTCCTCACGTTTCTTAGCCAGTAGTTCCCGACGTATCCGAGCGTAGTCAGTACCGTGTACCATGTCGAATGCCCTAGCCTTTAGATCTATACCAACGCTACCTATATAACTCTTAAGCATAGTCTGCGCTTGTTCCAGGACTGTCGGCTGCTCTGGCATATAGTCACTGTCTAACTCACCGTCCCGGTAGACTGGAATGTTGATTACTTTGTTCGGTTGGGGTGTTTGTGTTGTTTCGTTCATGATTGCATAATAACACATCTACCCTACATATGTCAATAGACCTATTAAACTACTTGACTACATACTTAACATAAGTTACATTACCTATACAGTAATAATAAAAGAATAGGAAAAAAGAATATGAAAGCCAGATACTACATTACAATCGTCAAGAACAACCAACGCGTTGAGAAGCCCTGTAGCAGTGTCATTGACCTGAACAAGCAACTTGGCTTGTATCGCCGTAAGAACGTGCTTATAGATGACGTACGGGCTGTACGATAATGAGTAAGCTGGACGATATACTCAAAGAATGTTCTATGGGTAATGTAAACAGTCAAGCAGACCGCATAGCAATAGCTAAGCAACAGCTTAAAGACCTGATGGTGGATTTAGTTGGTGATGTTGAGTTCCGTGAAACCGAGGACATGACACTTGGTTCTTGGACTCCTGACGATTACAAAGAGTTTGGCAGAAACGAACTTAAGATTGCTCTGCATCAGAAAATAGAGAAATTGTAATGGCTACCAACATGGCAGACTACTGCCCTCTTAACCAAGCTGGTCATAGGTTCTTCGTTGCCTACCAGAAACCTGTCAGTGAGTTCATACCGTTTGAGAGAGCGGGTGAAACGCTGTACAGGAAGAATGAGTACGCTTACCTGTCCTGCAACTGCTCAGTGATCGTACGCCGTCCAGTTATCCAGTCCAATTAGTGTTTGAGAGCATTTAATTAAATAAAGAAGTGAGGTGAGTAATGGGAAAGCTAACGCTACGGACGTCTATACCGGAAGTACATGATAATCAATGGAACTACTTGTACTCGTTAATATCAGACCAGCTAGCCCTTGATATGGCACAGCAGTCACGTTTGGCTGAACTGTTTGAGGTTATCCGATGACCCCTACCCTAGCTGTTATCATTATGATATTAGCAACCGTATCTCTGATTGTGACACGGAAATGAAACTAGACGATAAGCTACGGGAGATATTGGAGAGTGATACAAGCGGATTGTGTGACTCAGCTTGTGCAAGAGGCATATTAGGCTTTGATAAAGACATAGTAGCTATCAAGCAAGCCTTTAGTGAGGCTGGGTATCATAAGGCTGCAAACTTAAACATATTCTCTGATGGTCGAGCGCACCAACAATTCAAAGCACCGAGTGGCGATTGGTTGGAAATGATGACCGGCCAAGAGTGGTATGACCGGTTTGAGGCGGAAATTGAGAAGTATAACCAACAAGATACGTTCATGGACGAGCTTAAGGATTACATACAAGCTATGCCAGAGCTTAAGTCATATGAGATGGCGCTACTGTTTATGAGTACTAAGCTGGTTGGAGCCGCCAAGAAAGCCGCAGGGTTAGACAAGTGATAACAGCAACCGAACTGATTGCTTCCCTGCTCTTTGCTTTGTTCGTGCTGATAGTGGTAGCCGATGTCTACCCACAGGTCACTGCTAAGAAGTCTTATCAGCTTAAGCCTAAGCGTAAGAAGCGGGTGCGGGTTAAAAAGGTGGATAATAGCTGATGAAGTACTTATCAACATTTAGCGGAATAGGCGGATTTGAAATTGGAATACAGAATGCTTACCGAAGTACGAAGCGAGGAGAGCAAGCGTATTCGTCGGGAGTATCAGAAGTTGGGTCGGGACTTCTCACCAAGACGGGGCAAGATACTGGTTCCAAGGACGGACGGGCTGGTGAACGCACTACAGACGGGACTGACGAACGACCACTATGTATTGGTTACTCCGAAGTCGATAGCCACGCAATCAAAACATATGAGGAGCATTATGACCACACCAACTACGGCGACATCACAGCAATTGACGCTGAATCTTTACCAGACTTCGACCTTATCGTCGGCGGATTCCCTTGCCAGGCTTTCAGTGTCGCTGGCAAGCGTCGCGGCTTTGACGAAACACGAGGAACTCTCTTTTTTGACCTCGCTCGGATTCTCAAGCACAAAAGACCCGGACATTTTGTATTCGAGAACGTCAAAGGTCTACTTAGCCATGACGGTGGCAAAACTATCCAGACAATCGCTGGGGTTCTCTCCGACCTTGGTTATCGAATCGAATGGCAGGTACTTAATAGCAAAGACTTCGGAGTTCCCCAGAACCGTGAACGTATCTACATTGTCGGACATCTTAGAGAACGATGTAGCCGACAAGTATTACCTATCGTCCAAAGCAGTAGCTGGGATAATGAAACACAAGGAGAATCATCTAGCCAAGGGCAACGGGTTTGGGGCAACGATTCACGAGTTGTAGCCGCTACCCTAGCAGTCCGTGACTATAAGGGCGGTAACAACCTGATTAACCAGCTTAACCAACCGAAGCATAGCAATGACCGAGTGTACGGTGATGATGGTATCAGCCCTACCCTTAACACCATGCAAGGTGGTAACCGGCAACCGTTTGTCGCTGTCAGTGGTAAGTCTGCTATAATGGGGTTACACCATGACAGAGAGAAAAGCCAACTGGATGACAGAACACTGGAGAGCCAGACGGAACTTCGGTCAAAAGACGCTGATATGCTCGGTTTGCAAGGAAGCAAAACAACGAACCGAGATACACCACATGAACGAGGACTGGCACGACAACAGGATAGAGAACCTACAGGAACTCTGTCGGGGTTGTCACACACGAATACACCGAAAACGTCCGAACTGCAAAGTAGACGGTTGCGAGATGATACACCGAAGATACGGCTATTGCGAGAAGCACAGCCAGAGGTTCAAGAAGTACGGCAATCCACTAATGACCAAGCAGAACCAACACAGTCCGATACTAGAATCCGTAGACTAACTCCTACCGAATGTCACAGGCTTCAGGGCTTCCCTGACGGCTGGTGTGTTGGTTCGGATACCCAACAGTACAAACAGCTAGGCAATGCCGTAACAACTAACGTGGTCGAGGCTGTCATGCTACGGCTTAAGGAGTGCTTAGTATGATTATGCCCTGCCCGACTGAATCACAAGAGGGTGAAGTGCTAGTCGCTTACCTGCGGGCTATGAACCTTAAGTTTACGCACACTGCTAACGAGAGCCAGAGCGGTCATAAGAACGCTATGATTCGTGGTGCTAAGATGAAGCGCCAAGGCGTCAGTCGGGGTTTTCCTGATTACACGATACTAGTTGGCGGTTCCATCATATTCATCGAACTGAAACGACTGCGTGGTAGTAGCACTAGCCCCGAACAAAAGGACTGGATAGCCGCACTTAATGAGGTAGCCAACTGCCAGGCGTTCATAGCCAAGGGTGCTAACGCTGCTATCACCATTGTCGAGCAGTACCTACCAGCCAAGCTAACACCTAGGGATACGCCTATGTTTTGAAACTAAACGTAAGTAGTATACATTATGTCTAAGTACCTTATCATTTTAATAAAAGGAAAGAACAATTATTATGGATTACACACCTAAGATCGTAGGAACAACTGGAACCGGTGGAACTTTAGTAGCAACCGGCAGCGGCGAAATGGCTTTAATACTACCTATCGTCATCGGCACACTCATCATATTGGCGGCCCTGACCCTTCGTGGCACCTTCCGACGTAACAAAAACATAGGCGAGTAAATGCAACCCTTATCCGCCAAGGTCAGCAATGGCCGAGGTGTATTCGTTGCGGTCGTGATTCTGGCGCTAGCTATCGGCTGGTTAGTCAGACACCTCTACGCTATCGTTTACCCTGAGTTCCTAAGTACGGGTAGTCTAGCCCTGATTTGGGCGCTGACATTTAGCTCGATTGCATGGACAGCCTTGTTAGCCGTCTTGGAACGACCAAAGAAAGCTAGTCGGTTGCAACAACTGGCGCTCGACAAGTTAAGTGTCGTCGTCTTGATTCCAGCTTATAACGAGGAACCTGCCCTGCTGCAAGCTTGTATCAAGTCAGTCTTAGACCAAACGCGTCCGGTTCAGCACATCGAAGTCGTTGATGACGGTAGTACGGTTAGTTATAAGACGGTGACTGATTGGTTGAAAGACCTGAAAGGCTACAAAGTCGGCCTAACGTGGACACGGACCGAGAACGCCGGTAAACGTCACGCCCAAACAATCGGTATTCGTCACCAGCCGAAAGCTGATATATACCTGACGGTTGATAGTGACACGATACTCGACAGCAAAGCCGTAGCCGAGGGATTGCAGCCTATGGCCGACCCGAAGGTCAAGAGCGTCGCCGGTATGTGTCTGCCACTTAATGTCCACGATAATGTCCTGACCCGGTTCAGCGGCTTGTCGGAAACTATTTACCAACTGGTCGATAGGTCAGCTCAATCGACTATGAACAGCGTGACCGTGAACAGTGGGATATTGGCGTTCTACCGCGGTGATGTCATACGCGACAATCTAGGGAGCTATAACACTGAAACTTTCTTAGGTGGCGAGGTCAAGTTCAGTGACGACAGCTTAATGACGCTGTATGCCCTGACTGCTGGCAAAGCGGTTCAGCAGACAACTTCGATCGCTTTTAGTGCTGTACCTAATAAGTACTCGCACCATATCCGGCGCTATATGCGTTGGTACCGTGGGTCGTTTATCCGCACTATCTGGCGGTTCAAATATCTACGGTTGACCAGCTACATCTACTGGTTGCACTTATGGCGCTGGGTGTCATTCGGCTTCACGACCTACATTGCTTTCTTCTTAGTTAGCAGTGGCATGTTGACCCGACCCGATGTCTACCCTTACCTGATTCTGATAACGGTTGCGATCAGCTACGTTCAGTCACTTAGATACTTCATGGTTAAGCGGTCTGATGAAACATTCGCCATGCAACTTGATACCTTTCTGATGGCTCCGGTAGCGGCAGCTTGGAGCTTGACGGTACTACGGGTATTCAAGCTTTATAGTTACGCCACAGTCGCCAACAATGGCTGGGGTACCCGCTCCAAGGTTGAAGTCAGTGTAATTAAAAGCACGACCAATATGTAAGCATTCGTACAGTTGTCCACAGTCGTGTCCGCTACTGTGTAGGTATGACTAAGAAAGATATACAAACTTCATTGGTACTTGATAACGTAGAAATCGTCTATGATACCGGCAGTACGGCTGACACGATACTGACCATACATACACCCTATTTCCGTAGACATAGCAAATAGTTATTCAGCTATAATAGCTATATGATATTCAACTACGCTTTCTACGCCGCCATGTTCCTGCTGATATATATGATGTATCGTGACGGTAAGAACCGTTACAAGTAACTAGCCGTTGCGGTTAGGTAAGTTGTAGCCGTAACCGACAGCGCTAAGTATCCAAGCGATACCAGTCACAAGTGCGAACAAGCCAAGGACTAAGTTGCTGACTGCGACGAGTGCGAGTAGCTGTAGACCCCATAAGACTAATGTGATTCCTAGTAGTAGTGCTGCCATAGTTGTGACTCCTTATTGTTAATGCTTGCAGTATATCCCCTACTGGCTAGTTGTGTCACTGTATTTTTTTTGACCCCTGTTAGGGGGGTACTTAGGGGACTAGACAGGGGGGCAGGGAAGTGGTCTACAACTAAAAACAGCCCTATTACGTTCAAAGGGGTTGAGAACGTAATAGGGGCTATTGTTGATCATACTGTTTGTGTTCATGTTTTTGTTTTGGTTTTAGTTTTGGTTTGGTAAAAACCTACTCTAATCATATAGCACAGTATTATGATTAAACAAGTAAAACGCTTACGCTGTGAGGCTTATCACTAAGCAAACTGGACAGTGATGTGACGGACAGTTCTGATTTGTCCACCGATCAGTTCAAAGTTAAACGTGGTGCCAGGTTCGACTTCATATTGCTTGATGTCGTTCTGAGCGCACTGGTGGTTTTCATGGCAGATGTGGAATGAGAGCATTGTAAACCTTTACGTTACATTACCTTAATAATACTGCTTACACTTACGCATGAATAGTTGAGTGATTATTGCTTGTTGACTAATTAAGTCTATACACTTATACTTATAGTAGATAAACAAGGAGCCAGAGTATTGACAAGCAAACTATCAAGAGTCGCTTATTACAAGTTATCAGCAAGACGATGGAACTGTTACGAGATGGCTGGTCCAAGCGGCCTAGTCAAAAACAAGTAGCGTTACCAGCCCACAACTTATTCTGTAGTTGTCGGAAGTGTAACCCATCAATCGCTACTTACCATAGAAAACTTAAACAGATAAATTAAAAGGGAGATCACTATGTCTAGGGAATCAAACGAACAAAACGCTAAGAACCAATATGAGGACAACTTTGCCCGTGGGCTAGGTGATGTCGATTTCTACGGCAACCCAGCCGAGGTCGTACTTGTCCGCCACGTTCGTCCGCCAGTTATGATTCACGACGTCCGACCAGTTACTAAGGAACAGCTGACAGCTGACGTGCCGTTCTAATGAGCCTAACTTACAAGCCATCGCCCACGTTCCAGTACTCCAAGGAGAACCCGAACGAACACTGGGAAGGCCGACGTTACCCAGAGTATATGCTGGTTAAGATGGGTGAAGCCGACAACACGCCAGGCGACCCGTTTGACGTTGATATGGAATCTAACGACGTAAAGGAATTGGAATAATGGGCTTGAAAGCTAACAATCTAGCAACTGCTAAACAGGTAAAGTTCATACTAGACAGTACCAATACTACAGAAGAAGAAGCTAGACAACTTACGTCACAAGAAGCTCAAGAATATATAAATGAGATTTGTGACCAAGTAGATGACAGACCAGATTAATAACGAAAGTAAAGGAGAATAAAATGAGTCTATTAGCAAGCGCAAAAGGTGGCAGTGGTGATTTCGCCATGACACCGGAAGGCACCTACATCGCTAGGTGTTTCAAGATTATAGATTTAGGTACGCAAAAGGGCAGTGAAGCTTTTGGCGGTAAGGAACAGCACAAGGTCATGGTCAGCTGGGAACTGCTTGATAATGACATCAAGATGGACGATGGCCGACCATTCAGTGTCAGCCAGTTCTACACGATGTCACTACATGAGAAAGCAACATTACGCCGTGACTTAGAAGCTTGGCGGGGCAAGAAGTTTTCCGACGAAGAACTAGACGGCTTCGACTTAAAGACAGTCCTAGGGGCCTATTGTATGCTTCAGGTCGTCCATTCAGCTGACGGCAAGTACGCTAACGTCAACGCTATCATGGCTCATAAGGGTGACAAGCCGACGGCCGTTAATCCTAATGTCAGCTTTGACTTAGACGAACCTGATATGACAATCTTTGACAGCTTTGGTGACGGACTTAAGCTTAAGATTCAAGCCAGCCCTGAATGGGAGATGTTACAACGCAAGGCGGAAGCCCCAGTCATAGCTGCTGCTAATGACAAGTTCCCAGCCGAAGATACCAGTAGTATGTTTGACGACTCACCAATCAACTTAGACGACATACCGTTTTAATAACTAATAAGGAGATAATGACCATGATACAGAAATACCGAAAGAAACCAGTCGTAATAGAAGCAGATTTATTTGACGGCTCATTAGCGTCAGCACAACGTATAAGCAAATGGGCCGGTAATCCGTTTGGTTGGACTGGTAGTCCAGACAATCTAACTATACCTACACTTGAAGGTGACATGACAGCTAGTAAAGGTGACTACATTATAAAAGGTGTACAGGGTGAGTTTTACCCATGCAAGCCAGATATATTTGAAGCAACATATGAAAAGGTAGAGGTCTAACAATGCCCTACATACCGCCCTCAATCAGAACTACCGGACTACTTAAGCACCTTGATAACACGGCCAATGAGCATAACGGCTACACTGGTAAGGACTTCGACAAGATGAAACGGAGTGGTGCTGGCATGGCTAGTATCAGCCGTATCTTCGGTGTCGCTGGACACACCGGCCGCAAGTGGGAACGTATCTACTTTGACGAGGGGCTTGGTGATGACGCTTGGCGTGACCACTATGCTACTAAGCACAAGCTTGATATTATCGGCTAGTTCCTGTATATAGATAAGTAGTACCACTAAAACAAACAACATGATTATCACACCAGACGAAGTCTTCCACGGTATACAGTTATACGGCGCTATCCACGTTATCTATTTCGTGGCTGTCAAACTGGTGCTTAAGCTTGGCAAGAAGCTGAATGATGAACGTCATCATGTCATATCAGCCCACTACGCAAACAAACACACCGACCCAGTGAGTCGGTGCTTTGATGGCTTCTGCCATAAGTTGTCTGCCTAATTACTCAGGTAAGCTAAACTCACGTTCGTCAATCGGAGCAGTCACGACAGCTATGTTGCCGATAGGTGACTCCGGTGCCTTATCATCATTAGACTTACTCCACTTACCGAGCCAGGCACTAGCGCCTTGGTAGAACTTGTTGAGTCTAAAAGCATAGATAGCGTAGCCGATACCGACGACTGCGGCGAAGTGTTCACCAACGAATGGCAAGCCACTGAAGTAACCAGCCCCAGCGCTAGCTAGTACCAGCAGGTGTCCTAAGTAAGTAAAGAAGATACTGGTGACAGTCAGCCATGTCGCAATCCACTTCTTAGCCAGTTTGATGTCGTTCTTCTTGTAATAGC